TTTACCATATGAGAACACATATGGAAAAGAAGCAATTGATATCTATGAAAAGACTGGCAGACAGGCACAGGATTGGCAGAAGCTTCTGATCTATGACATGCTATCCTACAACGATGAAGGATTATGGATTCATACTAAATTTGGATATTCTGTACCTAGACGTAATGGCAAGAATGAAGTCATTACGATTCGTGAAATGTATGGATTGATTGAAGGCGAGCAAGTGCTTCACACAGCACATAGAACACCTACATCATCTAGTGCTTTCTATAGACTGCTAAAGCTGTTGGAAGATGCAGGATATAAAGACAAACATGATTATATTGCTCATAAACAATACGGACTTGAAACAATTGAATTTCCATCGAGTGATGGAAAAGTTAGCTTCAGAACCAGAACATCTAAAGGTGGACTTGGTGAAGGATTCGATTTGATGATCATTGATGAAGCGCAAGAATATCAAGATGATCAAGAGACAACATTAAAGTATGTTGTTTCATCTTCAAAAAATCCTCAGACACTGTTCTGTGGAACACCACCCACAATGGTGTCCAGTGGGACCGTGTTTATGAAAATGAGGAATAAGGCACTCTCTGGTGAAACAGAGAATACCGGATGGGCGGAATGGTCTGTTGATTCGATGACAGATGTTCACGATGTAGAAGCTTGGTATGAAACCAACCCATCATTGGGTACGATTTTCACAGAACGTATCATCAAAGATGAAATTGGTGATGATGATCTTGATTTCAACATTCAGCGTTTAGGATACTGGTCAAAGAAGAATCTGAAATCTTTCATTTCAGAAGTGCAGTGGAATGAATGCAAGCTCACTTCTCTTCCAGAACTGAAAGGAAAACTCTATGTTGGTATCAAATTTGGAATTGACGGTCAGAATGTGGCAATGTCTATCGCATGTAAGACCACAAACGAAAAAGTATTCGTAGAGTCTATAGACTGTCAGCCGAGACTGAATGGCAATAAATGGATGCTGCGCTTTCTGAAGCAGGCAGATATTGCATCTATTACCATTGACGGCAATGGATCTGCGACTCTTGATGAAGAACTGAAGGATATGAAACTGAAGCACATTATCATTCCAAAGACATCAGAAGTAATTACGGCCAATGACGTATTTAAAACATCGCTGGATCAAGGCCTGGTTGTCCATATGGGACAGCCTTCACTTGCTCAGTCAGTCAGCAACTGCCAGAAGAGACTGATAGGCAGTCAGGGCGGTTATGGATATCAAAGTATCAAGGAAGGCATAGACATATGCCTTATGGAAAGTATGGTTTTCGCTTTCTGGCAGGCAAAGACAGCTAAAGAAAGACGAAAACAGGTTATTCACTATTAAAGCAGCTTATCTCAGCTGCTTTTTTAGATATTACGTACACTACACGGAAAGTAGGAAAAGGAGACTTAAACATGACATTCACACCAATTGAAACACAGGAAGCATTCGAAGCAGCATTGAAAGAGAGACTTGAGCGTGAGCGCTCAACTATGACTAAGAAGTTTGAAGGCTATACATCACCTGAAGCACTTCAGAAGATTAAGGATGAATATGACTCTAAGATCGAAGGCTTGAATACTTCAATCACAGAAAATGCGAACAAGTATGCAGACTATGACAAACAGCTTGCAGAAAAAGATGCCAAGATCAGTGCTTACGAGACCAACTCGGTAAAAATGAGAATCGCACATGAGAATGGAATCCCTTATGAAATGGCTTCTAGATTATCCGGAACTACAGAAGAAGACATTCGCAAGGATGCAGAAGCATTATCTAAATTCATTGGCAATCGAGGACAGGTACCACCTTTAGCAAATCACGAAGAAACAAAAGGTGATACATCTAAACAGATTTATTTACAGATGGCGAAAAACCTAAGAGGAGAATAACAAATGGCAACAATTACTAAAACTACAAATTTATTTCCAGCGGAATTTATTCCACAGATTTTCAGCAAAGTAGCTGGTCATTCTACATTGGCAAAGCTTTCAAAGCAGGAACCTATTCCATTTTCAGGAACATCACAGTTTGTATTTACAATGGATGGTGAAGCATCTATTGTCGGCGAGGGCGATGCCAAACCAGCAGGTGATGCAGGATTTAAACCAGTAACAATCGCACCAATCAAGTTTGTGTATCAGCACAGACTTACAGACGAATTTGTGAACATGTCTGAAGAAAAACAGGTTCCATATTTACAGGCTTTCACAGACGGTTTTGCAAAGAAGATGGCAAGAGCCCTTGATATTGCAGCAATGCACGGTGTAAATCCTGCAACAGGTGATGCCTGTGAAGCTATTGCCAGCAAGAACTTTGATATGGCAGCAGTTGGATCTGTAACAGTTACAGCAGGTTCTGAAGATGATACTCTCGATGCAGCAATTCAGACAATTGTTGCTTCTGATGGAGCAATTACTGGTATTGCAATGGCACCATCATTTGGAAGCGACTTAGCTAAAATCAAAGTAAACGATGTAGTTCAGTATCCTGAATTCAGATTCGGTGGCAATCCTGGTACATTCGCAAGTGTTCCTTCTGATATTAACAATACTGTTTCATTCAAGACGTCAAATGATTTAGCAATTGTCGGTGACTTTGCTAATGCATTTAAATGGGGCTTCGCAGAAAACATTCCAATGGAAGTCATTGAATACGGTGATCCAGATGGACAGGGCGACTTAAAGAAAACCAACCAAATTGTATTGAGAGCTGAAGCATACATTGGATGGGGTATTTTAGATAATGCTTCATTCAAGAAGATTGTAAAAGCTTGAGATTAAAAGCTATGAAATACAGAAATATTAAAAACGGTGCTGTGATTGATATTTCCTGTATTCTGACTGATGAGGATTGGAAGGCTTTAGAGCCTTCCGAGCCACAGCCAGTTGAAGAACCACAGGAAGAGGCAGAACCTAAGAAACCGCAGAAGAAAACCGGAAAGAAAGGATGATGATTTATGAGTGAACCATTTGCTACAGTAACAGATGTTATTAATCGGTACAAACTGCTGACATCAGAAGAAACTGCCAAGGCAGAAGTGCTTTTAAGAGATGTATCCAGTGCTTTGAGAATCAAGGCAAAGGAATGCAACAGAGATCTTGATGCAATGATGGCAGAGGATGAAGATTATACAAATGTAGTCAGAATGGTTACTTGCGATATTGTCATCCGAAGACTGGATCAGGATTCATCAAGCAATACATACAATCTGCAGCAGGAATCACAGTCGGCTCTAGGCTATACATGGAGTGGAACATATGTGAATACCGGTGGCGGGACATCTATCCTTGATAAAGATCTCAAAAAGCTTGGACTTCGTAAGCAGAAGGCAGGCTTTATTGATTTCTATGGAGTCGGCAATGCAGCGAATTAAAGGTATTACTGTTACTCTTTATTCAAGAACGGATACAGGCAAGAGGGATGCTTTCAATCACCCAGTCTATGAAGAAAAAGCTGAAGAGATTGAAAATGTACTCGTGTCTCCTATCACAAGTGAAGACATTCTGAGCAACACATCATTAGACGGTCATAAAGCCTCATATACGCTTGGTATCCCTAAGATGGACAATCATTCATGGGAGAATGCAATCGTTGGATTCTTCGGTAAAAGATGGCACGTAATCGGCATTCCACAGGCAGGCATTTCGGAAAATATTCCTCTCAGCTGGAATAAGAAAGTGACGGTTGAAGCGTATGAATAGCAAAGTAAAATTTGAACACAATTCCAGTGGATATATCGAACTGATGAAGTCACAGGAAATGCAGAATGTGCTTTCTCAGTGTGGCGAACAGGTCAAGAACTCTGCAAACAGTTCAGGTCACGCTGGTGACAGCTATGAAAGCAGTACATCAGTCGGTCAGACAAGAGCCAATGTCAAGATTTATCCAGGGAATCAGCATGCTGCACGAAGCAATTCTAAATACAATACGCTTTTGAAAGCGTTAGGAAGTGTGAAAGGATGATCATAGAAGCTGTTGTTAGAAACTATCTGGAAACAGAACTGAAGCTTCCGGTATTTCTTGAACATGAAAAGAATATGCCTGAGCAGTATGTCATGATTGAAAGAACAGGTGGTGGAAGAGTGAATCTGCTAAACAATGCAACTCTTGCAGTGCAGTCAATCGGCCAATCCATGTATGATGCAGCAGCACTGAATGAACGTGTCAAATCAGCTATGTATGCACTGCCTGGATCACATGGTGTTTCATCATGCAGATTGAATTCTGATTACAATTTTACAGATACAGAAACAAAGGAATATCGCTACCAGGCGGTATTTTATTTAACTCACTATGAGTAGAAGGGAATAACATATGGCAACAAATAACTCAGCAAATGTTACAGCAGGAACTCCTAAAGTCGGTGGTGCATTTTTTCACGCACCTTTAGGGACTGCTTTACCTACAGATGCGAAAACAGCGTTGAACGCTGCATTCGAGAACCTGGGATACATTTCAGAAGACGGTTTGACTGAATCTACATCTATTGATACAAATACTGTCAAAGCATGGGGCGGAGATGTCGTAATGGTCAATCAGACTGGCAAGACAACTACTTTCTCTTTGACTCTGATTGAAGCATTGAATGAAGAGGTTCAGAAGTATACACACGGTGCTGACAATGTTACAGGTAATTTAACTACTGGCATGACTGTAAAGAATGCTTCAGGCGAATTGGAACCGGAAGTACTGGTAGTTGAACAGATCATGAATGGAAATGTTCTAAAGCGTACTGTCATTCCAAATGGAAAGATCACAGCTATTGGAGATATTTCCTACAAGGATGGCGAACCAGTTGGATACAACGTCACTATTACTGCTTCTGTAGATGCTACAGGAACAGCATCATACGATTACTACATCAAGCAGGGAGAATAATAAATGATCAAGGTTACTACAAAGACAGGTTTTGAAGCGGAAGTCAATGAGAGTAAGATCCTCGACTTCCGTTTTTTAGAACAAACAGTTGAAACTGTTAAAGGCAAAGATGATCTCGACAAGATGAATGCGACTGTGCAGATGTTGAAAATGCTTTTCACTAAAGCTGACAAGGAAAGATTTCTTCAGCATGTTGCAGATCACAATGACGGCATTGCAGATATCAGTGCAGTTATGGATGAGTTCACAGAAATCATGAATCAGTGCAAAGCAGCCAATAAAAAAGTAAAAAACTGATGGTCATGGCAACCATGATTGCAACAGATGAAGACAGTCTGATCTGTGATCTTGCACAGTATTACCATGTGTTTGACTACAGATCTATGACTGTTGAGTTCGTTGCAACTCTAGCCGCAGGGTTGCCTGAAGACTCACGAATAATGCGGAAACTTTATAATCAGAATATTTCAAAGTCAGAACTGATGCTTGCTGCCATTTATGATGATTTGAATTTTTATCTCTATTCAATGACTCAAAATGCAAAGCGCGGTATCAATAGACCAGCATCTATTGTAGAAAAATGGCTGAATATTACTGAACAAAAAGAAAACATGGCTTTTGATTCTGTCAACAGCTATGAAAAAGCCAAGCAGAGAATATTAGGAGGTGGATAATATGGCAGATGGCGCAACACTAGGCAAAGCGTATATACAAATTATCCCATCTATGGAAGGCACAGGTTCTAAGATCTCTGCCTTTTTAAATGGCGAAGGTGTAAAGGCAGGCAATGAAGCAGGCGAAGCAAGCGGAAAAAGTATGATGCAGTCACTGAAAAGTACAGCTGTAAAGCTTGTTTCAACGCTTGCCATCGGTGCAACAATAAAGAAAGCATTTGATATTGGTGCCGATTTAGAACAGCAGATTGGCGGTGTTGAAACTCTCTTTGCTGAAAGTTCTGCGATTATCAGAAAATATGCCGACGATGCATACAGAACTGCAGGTGTAAGTGCAAATGAATACATGAAGAATGTAACGTCATTCAGTGCTTCACTGCTGCAGGGATTAGGCGGTGATACTGCCAAGGCTGCTGAATATGCAAATACCGCAATGGTAGACATGTCAGACAATGCAAATAAATTTGGTACAGATATTGGCGCTATTCAGAATGCATACCAAGGGTTTTCAAAGCAGAACTACACGATGCTGGACAACTTGAAGCTTGGCTACGGTGGTACAAAAGAGGAAATGCAGCGCTTAATCAAAGATGCAGCTGCAGTCAGCGATTCTGTAGATGCGGAAAGCTTGTCATTTGACAACATTGTACAGGCAATCCATGTCACACAGGAACAGATGGGAATCATGGGCACTACCAACAAAGAAGCTTCAACTACATTCAGCGGTTCTTTAGGAGCGATGAAAGCTTCATGGGATAACTTTCTAGCTGGACTTATGATGAACGGCAAGGACGGAGTTGACATGAACACATATCTCCAGCCATTGGTTGATTCTATAGGAACATTTGTGTTCAACAATCTGATACCTGCTGTTGGCAGATTCGTAGCTGCTGTATTTGAAGCAGTACCTGGCTTACTTGAGATTGGACTGAACTCAATTTCAGAAAGCATATCTGATGCCTTTGGTGGAATAATCGATGCAGAAACAGTCAAGATAGCAATTGAATCAATAGCAGGCGCATTTGCAGCATTTGCGGCAACGGAAGCTGTCATTGCACTGCCAGGACTGATTGATGCAATCAGTACAGCTATTACAGGATTGAGCTTGAATCCAGTTTCTTTGGCTATAGCTGCCATAGCTGGAATCATAATTGCATTGACTCAGTTGTGGAACAGTAACGAACAGTTTAGAGATTTTGTCACAAGCACATGGAATGCAATCATGTCTTTTCTCTCAAATCTCTGGGCAAGTATTTCTTCGACTGCAGTCAATACTTGGAATGGCATTTCTTCATCAATTTCTGGTGTAGTAAATAAGATTTCTTCTGTTATTTCTACAGTATTCAATACCGTTAAATCTGTAATTACAAATGTATGGGATGGAATCAAAAACACTACTACATCTGTATGGAACGGAATTAAATCAGCAATTGAAACACCACTGAACAAGGCAAAGAATATTGTCAAAAGTGTTATCGATACAATTAAAGGATTTTTCAATTTCAACATTTCATGGCCACATATTCCAATGCCTCACTTTTCAATCACTCCTAGAGGATGGGGTGTTGGTGACCTGTTGAAAGGCTCTATTCCAAAACTTGGCATTAGCTGGTATGCAAAGGCAATGAACGAGCCTAGAATCCTGGATGGAGCACAGATTTTTGGTGCGATGGGAGGAAGGCTTCTTGGTGGTGGTGAAGCAGGCCAAGAAGTTCTTTATGGAAGAGCACAGTTAATGCGTGATATTTCCACTGCAGTGCAGGAAGCAAAGAGCGAATATAAAGACAGCAGACCAATTGTTATCAATATTTACGCTAAGGATCAGGATGAAAAAAAGATTGCTGAAGAAGTAAGCAAAATTTTAAATAAGGAAATTAAGAGGAGGACATTCTAATGGATTATTTTACAATCGGAGGAGTTAGTTCCTCCTCTTTTAATGCTTATATATACGATTTAAATGTATTTGATTCACCAAGTAGATCTGTGGACACGTATGATGTGCCTGGAAGGAACGGAACTCTGACAGTAGCTGGATCAGAGAAACTTGACAATAGAAAATTGTGGTATGACATTTATATTCCGAAATCAATGATCAGCAATGTAAGAGGACTTACAAACTGCCTCCACAGTCTGAAAGGCTATCAGCGCCTTGAAGATACTATTGAACCTGATGTATATAAGAAGGCCATGTATGTAGAAGCACTGCAACTGTCTTTGAAAACTTCAAAAGAGGCAGTATTCAGAGTTACATTTGACTGTCAGCCTGAAAAGTGGTTGAAAAGTGGCGAACAGAAAACAGTACTTGCAAAGAATGGATCAATCAACAATCCAACTGTGCAGACTGCTAAACCACTGATTCGTGTCTATGGCAAAGGGACAGTACAGATTGGAAATCAGACAGTCGAGATATTGAAAGCTCCAACGGAGTACATCGATATTGACTGTGATATCCAGGACTGTTTTGAAGGTACTGCAAACCGTAATTCTTATGTATCTTTGACAGATTTTCCAGCTTTAGGTCCAGGCAGTAATGGAATTACTCTTGGAACTGGTATTACTAAAGTAGAAATTACTCCAAGGTGGTGGACTCTATGATACCTAAACTATATGAATCAACAGAGATGGAATTTGTGAGCAACGGTCTAGGATCGTTGCCTGATGCAATATCTTGCAAGGTAACAGAAGAAAGGAATGGCTGCTACGAATTGGAAATGGAATATCCAGTCGGAGGTTTACATTATGATCTGATTGAAAACAATCGAATCATTTATGCTAAACCGAACGAGACATCAGATTCACAACCATTTGATATCAAGGAGATTACTCCTTCAATGGACAAGATGACTGCGACTATTTATGCACAGCATGTAAGATATCGAATGAACGGTATTCCTGTGTCTCCTTTCAGTTCACAAGGAATCAATGATGCACTTGCAGGACTGAAGCAGTACAGTCTGATCAAGCATCCATTTACTTTCTATACAGACATTGTTAATGGATCAAGCAAATTCAATGTGGGACTGCCTGGTACTTTAGGCAGTCTTTTAGGTGGAACAAAAGGCAGCATACTAGATACATTCAGCGGTTCTGCTGGATGTGAATATGAGTTTGATAAATTTACTGTCAAACTCCATGCACACAGAGGAACTGACAGTGGTGTGTCTATCAGATACGCAAAGAACCTGACAGGGTGCAAAATGGAATCATCTATTGAATCCGTCTATACAGGTGTTCTTGCGTACTGGCAGAAAAAGGAAGAAGGCAAAGAAGAGCTGTTAAGTAGTGATATTCAATATATTACAAACCATACCAGTTACCCTCGTGATTACATCTACATGCTTGACTGCTCTTCTGACTTTGAAGATACACCGACGGTTGAACAGCTCAACGCAAAGGCTTTAAATTACGCAGTAAATAACCGAATAGGCGAACCTTCTGTAAGCGTCGATGTAAAATTCATTCCTTTGTGGAATACCGAAGAATACAAAGCAATAGCTCCTCTAGAAAGGGTGTGTTTGTGCGATACAGTAACTGTTAAATTCGAACAACTAGGAGTTAACGTTAAGGCAATCGTAAACAAAACTGTTTATGATGTGCTGGCAGAACGATATGAATTGATATCTATTGGATCTGCGAAAAGTAAACTTGGAGAAACCATCAAACAGGAAGCACATGATCAAGCAGAAGCCGTGAAGAAAGATACTATATCAGCTGTGCAAGGAAGTATCGACAAAGCAGTTGATAAGATACGCGGTGGAACAAACGGTCATGTGATTCTATCAGTAAATGCAAACGGAGAAACAAATGAGCTGTATGCCTATGATGGTGATTCTTTAGAAACTGCATCCAAGGTATTGCAGTTGAACTATGAAGGTATTGCTGGGACTGATAAAGGTGTTAACGGCAAGTATAACGTAGTCATCACTACAGACGGTCAGATTAACGCGTCTAGTATCAAATTTGGTGAGATGGACGGCAATCTAATCAAAGCCAAAACACTGCAGATTGGTAGCTTTGACGAAGCAACAGAAAATACTATCACATCGAGTCTGTCCGAAGCAGTAACAGAGTGGTATGTGTCTACTTCTCCAACAGAGCCGATAGGTGGCTCATGGAGTGAATCTAGACCTGCATGGACTGAAACCAACTACATCTGGCAACGTTTAAGAACAGAAAACAAGAAAGGTGAAATAAGTTATTCAGAGCCATCTTGTGTACAGGGAAATACAGGTGCAAAGGGTGATAAAGGCGAACAAGGTGAAAGAGGTTTACAGGGAATTCAAGGTGAACGAGGTGAACAGGGGGTACCTGGAAAAGACGGTTCGAACGGAACAAACGGTAAAACATCTTATTTCCATATCAAGTATTCTTCTGTAGCTAATCCTACTTCGTCTTCTCAGATGACTGAAACGCCAAATACTTATATTGGTACATATGTCGATTATACAGAAGCAGATTCTTCTGACCCATCAAAGTATACATGGAGCAGATTCAAAGGCATACAGGGTGAGAAGGGAGATAAAGGTATTCCAGGTAAAGATGGTACTAACGGTAAAACAAGCTACCTTCATATTGCATATGCTAACAGTGCAGATGGCAAGACAGGATTTGATGTGTCTAATAGTGCAAATAAACTTTATATTGGTCAGTATACTGACTTTAATCCAACTGACAGTACAGATTCTACGAAGTACTCTTGGACTAAGATTAAAGGTGAGCAAGGTGTTCAAGGAGCTAAAGGTGACAAAGGTAATGATGGAACCTCGGTTAAAATCACAGATAAATCTGTTACTTACAAAGCCTCTACTAGTGGTACTACGACCCCTACAGGTGCATGGGTAGCTAATCCACCAACAGTTGCCAAAGGTCAGTATCTTTGGACTAAAACAGTAGTTACTTATTCAGATGGTAACTCCACAACAGCCTACTCTGTTGCTTATCAAGGTACTAATGGCACAAACGGTAAAAATGGAACTAATGGTAGAGGTGTAAAATCAACGAAAGTTACTTATCAGATTTGGACTAATGGCACAAGCACACCTAACGGTACATGGGTAACGACTGTTCCGGACACAACTGCCGATAAACCTTATTTGTGGACTAGAACTGTAATTACATATACTGACGATACAAAGAGTACTTCGTATTCTGTTGGAAGCACGTTAAAAGGTGTAAATGTTGGTGGAAGGAATCTATGGATAGGCAGTTCAGCCATGGATAAAGAGGATAATGCATTTACTGTCAGTTCTAATAGTGCAGATAACTATCTTTTTTCTTTTAATGGTAAACATGTCTATTCAGATTTTAAATTTACTGGCAATGAAACAATAACCGTGCAAGGAAAATCGAATGTAATATGGTCAAATGTTCACGGTGGTAGTTCGACTAATAAAAATCGTGTTGGATATTGGATATACTTTTGTGAAACTTTAGAAAAAGCTAAACATGCTGAACATAAATACGCTCTGTTTTTGGGCGGAGATAATAAGTCAACTATTTTTAAATATACATTAAAACATAATCATCCAGATGCTCCATATTTAACATTTAGATTTAATACTTATTCTGATGGAACCGAAACATTTACATATAAATTATGGGGCATCAAACTCGAATTCGGAAATATCGCAACCGATTGGACTCCTGCTCCAGAAGATGTGGATGAAGGTATTAACAACGCTCAGTCATCAGCAGACAAGGCAAACACTAATGCAAATAATGCTAATGCTAATGCTTCAACTGCAAAGAAAGATGCGGCTAATGCTAATGCTTCAGCACAACAAGCAGGAGATTTAGCTAACACAGCAAAAGCGGATGCGGATGCTGCAAATTCAGCAATTCTAGCAGCTTTAAAA